TAACCTTCCCATCCAATGACGGGATCAACTGTGAGCGGCAATAAGGATGAAGTGGCGGCACAGGATGCGGATCACTCTTAAGCCACGACTTCCCGTCCAACGAGGCGCATATTTTTGATGTTCGGCCATCAAGTGTTGCAAGAAAAACCACGTAATCAACACCAATTTCATCATACATTTGATTGTATGCCTGGTTGCTGATGTGATTTCTCGCCGTTCGGATAAGCCTTTCCGCATCAATCTTGGCTTGGTATATCAGGCCGTCTTGATAGTTGAGCTTTGCGGTGCCTCTAATGGCTTTCACTATCTCGCTATTGGTGTTACCCGCAACAACCCCGGCACGAATAGAGGCGTATATTGCATCTTGCTTTGGCTTGGAGAACTCACTTAAAAGCGTGTCCACCAGCCTGCCACCAAAAGGCGCTGAACCAGAAAGCGGCCTGTCCATAGCCTTTTTATAGACCGTGTTATCTGCAATTTTTGGCTTTTTTATATCTTCAAAAACTCGGTCGAAAAGCTCATAAATGTATGTGGCTTCATATCCAGCAAGCGCAGCTGCTGAGTTGGACCAGTTGTTATTCAAAGCAGCTGACAGGCCTTGTCCGTAGTTATCAATCTGCTCCTTAATCCCTTTCAGTCTTGTTGTGTTGTACCTTCCAACAAGAAAACTCTCTAACTCTGCTAGGCCAATGCCATCCAACCGGTGAAGAAGTTCCTTTGCCAGCTCAATGGCGAGTTCATCAATTCTGGAGTTAACCTGATTGACTATCGCCGAAGATGCTCGATATTGGTAACTTGCGTGTTGTGATATGGCAGAGGCTATGGCATTTTGCGCTGCTCTGAGCTCACCACTTGTTGCCATCAGATGCCGCCTGCATTATCGATCATCAGAAACTCATCTTCCCAGGAACGCTCAGGAAGCTTGCCTGTGCCAATGTATGTCCAGTACGACTCATTACTTACCTTGCCAGCCATTACCGCCTGCAGAAGCTGTGCAGCCATCTGCGGATCAACGTCTGCAACAACAAAGTCTGGTTTAACTGCGAACTTCACTTCATCTGGATCTATATCCATAAACTGAGCCGCAAATCTGAGACACTGCTCAATAGCCTCTGCCGCAGTCATGACTACTGTGTGGAGGGTGGCCTGCTGATCATCCTGTCTGGCGCGCCGTGCGTCACCTGACTCAATGCCTCCTACGTCCATAACCTTAGCGCCTGACTCAAGAGCGGAGCTTCGTTGCGTGTCCATCGCTGACTTGATCTTTTCTATTCCGTTCCCTGTGATTTCCAGATAACCACATTGAGCATCTTGAGGAAGAGCCCAAGCTGCAGAAGGCCCGGTAACCCTAAGGTTCTGATCCTCACTCAGTCCTGAAACCCATGGTTGCGGGTGCGCGGTTCGGTGCAAAGCTTGGTAATAGTCTGCTGATAATTCGTAGTATTTCAGAGCGGCTTTGGCCATTGACAACAAGGGGATTTCATCAGGATCGGGAGAGTTATCAGTTGATCCGGAAAACACAATAGGGATGTAGTCCAGCCCACGTACCAGATCACCATTGGCGTCATACATTCCTGGACGCTTCTCTTCATCAACATCAGCTCCGGCTGAATTAACTACCCTGGCCCGGTATATTCCATCTTCAAGATCCAGCACTCGATAAACGGTTTCTGATTCGTGACTAAACTCGTCAGAGCTTTTGCTTTTAAGCTCCTGTAGCACTGTCAGGGTTAGGTCTTTGCGGCCATCGACCAAGCTCTCTTTCCAGTTAGTGGCGTCTTTGGCACCATAAACAGCGACAAATGGCAGTTGGTTATCGTCAACATCCACCAGCAACACATTGCGGCCATATCCAAGAGATGCAGCTACAGTTCTCTGAAAGAGCTGAACAAGCCCGAATCCATCTGCAGTAGCATTCTCCCGCATGGACTCCATTCGATCAGGCAGTACTATCTCAGGCGTTAGACGAGAAACAAGGCCCATCATGGTTCTGAGCCCGTCTTTCACCCAGTGCGGATACTCGGCTCTGTGGAGGTAGCTTTCGTAAATATAGGCGTTATCCTGGCTTACTCTCTCAGCTTCCATCATCCCTTCGGTTTTTCTCAGCCGATTTGGGTTATCCTTTACTGCATCTTCGCCGTCAAGGGCTTCGGCCATGATGTCCCAGTCACCTTCCATTTTCTTGTAAAGCGGGTGCAAGCTTGTAACTGGCATTTTATAAACCTCTGACTTGTAGAGTTCCGACAACTTTTTTGTTGATAGGCCACTCGACATCAATGCAATAGCCTATGGCCGTTGTGATGTGCTGGTACTCATTTTTCTGGTCTTCTTGGAAGGTTGAACCCTTCTGAAGCTGAACTGTTGAAAGCCCCTTGTCACACCATTTGGCTGTCACAGGGTTAACAAACAGGCTGCGGTGCCCGTCTGCGGTACATATCTTGGCTCTGACCGCGTTTTGCCTATCTTTAATGGCTGGGTGTGCTGGCTTTACTTTCCTGGTGTAGCGCCAGCCATTGGCCTTAAGAACGCCTTCAATATCGGTGTAGTCAGATGCGTGACCATGCTTCTCACCGGCCTTGCCTGCCGGGTCTCCGTATATCAAAACGTGCTTGTTCTGGTGGTTCTTGAACTTCTCAACGAATTCCATAGCGGACTGTTTTGAAATTGCACTTGTTAGAACAATCTCATCGAGCAGATAGAGATCCTTGCCGTCGTTTCTCCTAACTCCGATAGCAGAAGAAAGCGGCGTGTAGTTCTGGTCGTGCATCCACATAAGCTGTTCATGCGGTTTGATCCGCTCAGTTGTGTGGTTCGCCTTGCTGTAGTCTTCGTATATTCGACCACTTGCTGTCTCAAAACTGGCTTCAAATTCTTGCCTGTATTGCTTGAGTGACATGGCGCGCTTCATGGCGTCAATCACATCTGGAGGCAAAATCTCTGCTGATTTCCAGTGGAATACCCTAAAGTTTGGATCCTCACCTGAATCAGCTTTATGGCACAGGTCGTAGTAATGGTTTAGGCCATCAGGAACCCCAAGTAGCCAGCACCAAGCTCGATAATCAGGGTCCAATGGGTTAACAGTGTTAAGCGCCGGCAGGATGTTAGCCTCCCAGGCATCAGGCTTAACATCGGCAAACTCGTCAATGCCACCACCCTTCCATGGGATCCCCTCAATACGCTGAGGCTTATCTAGCCCGAAAACATGAATTTCACTGCCGTTCGGTAAGTAGATTATTCTGTCTGACTCTGATGGCCGCTTAGGGTGCATGCAAGAAAGCGTGAAAGCTTTCAGGTCATCCCAAAAAATCTTCTTTGCCTGGTCATGCGTTGGTGCTGCTGCAAAATACTGCCCTACCACCGCATTAGCCTGCTTTACCAGGAAGCGCTTAAATCTTTCTGTCTTTCCGCTCCGGCGCCCGGCAGGAACAAGTGGGAACCTGATTCCACTTGGGACAGCGGCTATTAGGGCCAACTGTACCGGGTGATCCTTAAGCTCGTACCAGCGAGAAAGCTGCCTATCTAACAGCAAGTTTCCAGTTGTTAGCTGCACCATGACTACCCCGGCAGCTTGTCTATAAGCTTCCCGAGAACGTCTGTCATGTCGTCGTTGCCGTCACTTGACTTGGCGATCATCTCAGCGCGTTTAGATTCAAGATCCCCAATTCGCCCGAGTAGAGTATTGATAATCCCCTCGTACTCTCTGCGCTTGCGCTTTACTGTCGTCCTTCCGGCTGGAGCATCTACACCTTCTGGAACTTCTATATCCTCTCCACCGCTCGAGGTGATTTCCTCAAACAGTTCAAGGTTGTCACCATCATCAGCCTTGTTCTGAGCCTTTAATGCCCGAAGAAGCTGAAGCTTTGCCACTTTTATCTCTTCATCAATGTTCCCGACTTCGATCGAATCGTAAATCTCCAATTCCTCTGGGATCATTGCCTTGGAATAAATGCCGTGTTTTCTGGCGTTCTGGTTTCCCTTTGGGGCTCCAGGGCTTGTCCCACCGTGCATCCTGCAGCGGCCATTCGCCATAGCCTTGCCTCTACACGGCTTACCGCTGCGAGTTTTAGCGCCACATAGTTTCATGTGCTAGCCTCGCTTTCGTTAGGGGTTGTTTCGAGAAAAAAGGTAGTGTTTTGTTTTTGAGACAGTGCGCGCGGCATCATCTTCTGTTGTTTTCTATAAAATCTTTATTATTCAAATAATTAAAAAACATGCTCGGTGAAGTCTTTGGGTTACCGCTCTGCGCACTCGGAACCTTTAACTTGGCGCATCCTGGCTTCGTGGAATTCCTTATCCATCAGTAATCTTTCGCGGTCCAACTTGATAGCAGCCACCCACCTTCTGAACTGAACAACGCCGAGGACAATAGTCGTCAAAATACCGATTAGAATTGCTATGTTGTTTAGTGACAACCACCCGCCAATTGCTGTTGACAGTGAAGCCACGTATGTCCAGAACGGCGTTGATTTGTCCATAATCTTCTCGACTATTCTCATTGTGTTGGCCTCCGGTGGTGGCCTGCGAATTATGCTGACTTTGCTGGGCCTGGCTTCTCTGAGGTCATTGCTGAAATCTCAGATTGCATGGTAGAAACTTGCAACGACAGAGATTGCAATTTCTCTTCAAGCTCAGCGATTTTTCCCTGTGCTGCTGTCAAATCAGCAGCTAGTTTCTTGGTGTCAATGTTCATTTGGTGCTCTCCAAATCGATTTTCTTTGACTCTCTCCAGTCGCGTAATGCCTGCCAATCCACATTGCAGCGAACTAAAGCAGCAATAGCCTGGTTTGAGTACCTATAGAGCTCTTGATTGGTTTTGCCCTGGTATACTGGGATTTCGCATCGACTCATCAGAGACTCTGGCGGTAGCACATACACTGTTTCCGTTACGGTTACTGTCCGCACAATAGGAGTTGTGCCAGAGCAGCCGATTAAGCTCATCAGGAACAGCAGCGACAGCCCAAGCCTGTGCGTCTTCATCTTCCGGATCCTCGAGTAGTTCTCTTGTGGCCTGTTCGACAGCTTCAGCATCAGCATCAGCCACTAAGCGACTTCGCTCCCGTTCATCAAGCAACCGCGCCAGTTGGTCGGCATTACGCCTAAGATCTGCTTTATCTTTCTCAGCCAGTAACAGGCTGGCCGTGACCGAATCCAGATCAGTCTGCAATATGATTTGCTTTGATTCGGCTTTCTCGATGTTGCCATTGAGTGTGGCGACTTCAGCTTTCGAGAAGGACAACGCCACGCCAAGCCCAACGCAGGCCAGGATCAAAACGCCAATCACGTAGAGTTGCGCGCTGCCAACTCCGCCTTTCAGTAATTTCAACATTGGTTAACTCCTGTAGACAAAGTTCGCGCTCAGCGGAGCGGCGCTTTACAAGCCCTGGAAGGATCTCGCCTTTTGCATAGACCCAGCGGCTAAGTTCATTGCAGGCACCAGTGTGATCACCTGCAAGCAGCTTCTTTCGTAGTGTTGACGTTCTGAACGCTTCAGCGCCGACGTTGTAGATGAAACTGAGGTAAGCTGCGTTCTCGCCCTCTGTCAGTGTCACCCCATCGGTGAGGCGCAACAGTTGGCGGTTATAGGTAGCCAGATTGTCTGCCAGTTGATCCAGGCAGTACTCCATTGAACGAGGTTGCCCAGGCTCCTGCCCGTCGGCTCTCTGGCCGAAACACTCTGTTACGATGCCAACAGGGTCAACATATGTTCCAAGCACCAAACCTTCATGCTCAGCAATAAAAACGCCACCGGTTAGGGTGGCGCCAGATAAACCCGCAGCGATGAGATAGAGTCGTAATTTTTTCAACTTGACCCCATAAACAAAAAGCCCCTGGTTACCCGAGGCCAGAAACGAAAAAACCGCCCAAATAAGGCGGTTTTCAGTGCTCAATGGGTTTTATCCCATCCTTGGGGCAATTTAATCACTCTTAGTTAAATCTGTCAAATATGAGTTTAGGCCTGTAGTTTTATTTATTTGACTCCAACGTTAAAAGTTGTCACTTAACTGACTTAGCAAGGAGCCCGGCCTTTTCCAGAGCTCTTGCTATTCCGTACGCGCTGGTTGTTGGGCAGCTCCGTATTACCTCAATGGCCTCGGATAATACATCGTGACAAGCTGGATTGCTCAATGCTGCATTCTGGCGCCTGGTTATGTTGTCGAATGCCTCCCTCTCTTCTGGTGTTTCTATCATGCTGCACACTCCCCAGCCTCAATTCTAAGCAGCCTCTTGCATTCCCGTTCAGCGTCCCAAGACTCACGATGCAGCGCATCAACCGCAGAAGAAAACGTATCGTAAAACCCTGCTCTGAACTCCTCCTCTGTGACTTCTCTTTCAAGCTGTTTTCCCAGTTCGCCTGCAAGCGATTTACAGTCCATGATAATACGCCCAACCCCGAAGCACTTCCGACACTCAAGCTGGCGGCGCGGCCCTTCCCTGTTAGTATGCGTATATCCTCGCCCCTTGCACTTTGGGCAAATCTTAGTTCCGCACACTTCATGAATTACCATCTTCGACATGGCTTTGGCCACAGGCAGCTCCATGCCATCGCTAAGCAACGAGCTTTTGATGGTTTCACGCAGAGTAAAGGCAGACTGCTCAATCCCGGATATACTCGCCTCAAGCACTTTAACCCCGACAGGGAATTTCGACTGTGCCTGGGCAATAAGATTCTCTGCATCGTTCCGGCTGAATACCCCGCGCCCCTGGATAACCTGAACAGGCATACCGCTTGGTGAAATCAGTAAAAACAGTTTCTCGATAGATATCATGGCGTCCTCCTTCAGAACGGAATATCCGAGTCCCAACCTTCACCCAGATCAGGCGTGTAGTTTTGTGGTTGTGGTTGCTGCTGAGGCTTTGGCGCATAACCTTGGTTTTGCTGAGGCACTGGCCTTTGGTTGCCACCATGCTGATGGTTTTCAGGACGACTGCCGAGCATCTGCATCGTTCCGCGCTGGTCAATCACGACCT